CAAGTGTAGGCAAGCCCAGCAGGGAGTAATCCACGCCTTGAATGCACTGGTTTGTGCCTTCGTACCAAGTCAAAGTGACTTGGAAGCCCTCGACGCTTTCCACTGTACGAACCTGCGCTTCTGGGCTGTCGCTGGTAACCACCAACTGGCCTGCGTAGATGTCTTTGAGTTTGATTGCTTTTTTCATTTCGCTTTTCTTTCACTGTTACCTGACTATGCGATATTGCTGTGTCAGTGTGGTTAGTATAACTCAGAATTAAACGAGTCAACAACTATTTTAAAAATATTTCTAGGGATTTACCCTAATGCCACCTCCAATACCTTGGGGCGCTGGATGACGGTCTGCTTGATGCCGTTGTAGACGGTGTGTTCCTTGATGCTGGCCTTGATGGTGAGGGTGTCGCCCTTGCCACCGATGTCAGAGCGGCCCTTGTAGGTGATGGCGTTGCCCTGCTCGTCGCGGGCGATGGTGATGTAGTTGTCGCCGTAGAACTCGGACTTCAGCACCACAATGCGCTCGACGGTGATGGTCAGGGTGACCTTGTCGCCCACGTTGCCAATGTGCTGGCTGTTGGCGCGTGCGGCCTCAATGCGGTCAATCACTGCAAAGCAGGACTCGGTCGCCTCGACTTGGCGGGCGGACAGGTTGCCCCAGTGGCTCAGGTTGCTCACCATGTCGCGCAGGAACTCATTGTTGCCCTCGTAGGCCATCAGGCGGGCCACCAAGGCGCTGTTGGCATCACGCCATGCCTGAGTAGCCTCTTGGCGCTCTGCGTCCCTTTGGGCGCGTTCTGCGGCAAGTTGTGCCTTGCGGGACTCGCGGCGCTTTTGTGCGCCAGCTTGGCGGCGTGCGCGGGCGTTGTCAGCGCGAACCTTCTCAAAGCCCTCGATGCCCCAGCCAGTCTTGGCAACGCAATCGCAACCGACCTTGAACTGGCGTGCGCCAGCGATGGAACCCTTAATCCAGAACTCCCAGCGAATGCCTGTACCGCAGTAGTCGCATACGCCGCCAGCCTTGGTCGTGCCGTCGCCGTTCTCCCAGACGTTTTCGGTAACGTGAGTGCAAGAGAAAGGAGCCTTGCCGAGGTTTGCTTTTTCAAAGGGGTGTGTCATGGTGTTTCGCTTTCTTTTCGCTGTCCTGCACATCGCAGTGGTTTAATTGTAGCATAAACAAATCAGGGGGTGGCAAGCCCCCTAACATAGGGACTTTCCCTTATGCTTTGCCAGCCTCCATGATTTTATTGGCGGCGCTGAAAATGCGCTGGGCGGACTTGTCGCTGATGTCAGCATCGGACATCCAGTTTTGGATGTAGCCACGGGACTCAGCCAAGCCGGGGAGGGCCAGCAAATTGCACAGGATGTAGGCCACGCCCTCCGCCTCCACCTCGCGGATGTCGCGGGGAGTCATCTCGCTGTCAGTCACCAAGCCTTCTTTGGTGTGACCCAGCACGACGTGGGCCATCTCGTGGAAGCGAGTCTTGTGGGGGTATTGGGCCACTGGGTTGATGGCGATGGTGTTGAGTTGCGCATAACCCTGCACGTTGCCGTTTGCCAGCGCGAAATACTCTTCGGTGATGCCCAGCTTTTCCAAAGCCTTGGCCTTGTCCCACTCAGGCGTCACCACCTCAGCGGCGTAGTCTTCGCCTTCGGTCTGGCTCAACACGAACCAATTGTTGCGCATGGTGAACATGGAGAAGACCTCGCCAGTCTTCTCGCCTGCCTCGTCCTTTTTGTTGATGGTGACAGGCATTACCAGCGCGATGGCCTTCTGGCCCTTGCTCACTGAGCGTCCCAAGTCCTTCCAAGCCTTAAAGGTGGCGATGGGGCCAAGGGGGATGTCGCGGGCCACGCACTGTGACCATGCCAGCAGTTGGTTGCCGATGCTGTAGCCGTGAAACTTGCTGTAGCACTCGCCAATGATGCCGGGTTGCTCAACGGCGTCTTTGAGCAATTTTGCGAAGGGGGGTGTTTGCTTTTCCATGATTAACTCGCTTTCATTTGGTTACCTGCTTATTGCAGTGGTTTAATTCTAACATAAACAAACCAAGGTCTGGCAACCCCTTTGCAAAATTATTTTGTAGGTAGTTTCCCCAACGCCTTCCGAGCGGCTATTTCACGCTGAAGGATGTGCCAGAAGGGGGACTTGATTGGGTTCAGTTTGGCTTGCCTTCCATCTTGAGGTGTGCCAGCAACTCATCGAGCGAGAACGTGGCGTCTTTGTATTTCCAGATGTACTGCTCAATCTCGTTCAGGACGTAGCTGTAGCCCGCGTCGAAGCCTCGGATGTACTCAGACATCACCGCCTCGCTTTGAGGCTTCTGGCAGGCTTTGTGGGCGTCCATGAAGGCATCGAACTGAGACAAGAGGTCGTCAAGCGGCACAGGCATCTTGATGGCCTGCGTGAAGCCGCAGTGCTGGCACTCCATGCGCTGGGTCTGGCTGTTAGAAATGATGTGGTCTGTGTTCATTTTTTACTCCGCTATCCAAATAGTTTTTCCGCCAGTTGACTCAAAGTCATCCGAATTGAGTCGGATGTATTGCTGGCCCGGAACCCCTGCCGACTGGACGTAGCCCTGTACGCCCCAAGACTTGGTTTCCGTGACCACCACCATGCAACCACCAAAAACTTCTTTTTCGGGGTTGACTTGAACAATGTCGCCCACTTCAATCATGCCGCCACCTCCTGACGGGCCTCTTGGCGTCCACGCTCGACGAAGTAGCGGGCGTCAACGTGGTCAACGATGGCCTCCTCCTGAAGCATCTTGCGGATGCCCTCCGCCACGGCCCGCGCCCTGTCGGCGCTGGTGGCCTTCTCGTACTTGTAACCTGCGTTGATGTAGTCTGCTTGCGCGTATTTCATGCTGTCTCTCCAGAATATTCGATTGCCTGCAATTTGCTGATGCGGTCGTTGATTTCGTCCACGGTCTTTTGGTACTCCGCCATGACCTTGCCGCGCTGTCGTTGCAAGGCGGCTATCTGCTTTGGTCGAGGGTCAAAATTGTCGGGAACCTCCACCTCCACTTCTTGCTCTCCGATGTAGGCTCTGGTGTCGTCGTCATCCAGCTTGGCAAACCAGATTTGGTATTCGCCCTTCTCTTCCCAAGCATATTTTTTGTAATGGATGTGTGCCGTGAGTTTGATTTTCATGCTGTCACCTCTGGCGCGTTGATGTAGCCCTCGTTGATGAGGTGCTGTGCTGTGCGACCGAAGAAGCCTTGCAGTTGCCATGCGAGGCCAGTGTCAACCAAGTGTTGCCATGCCTCCAATACTTGCTCTTCGCTCTCGGCCTCGATGAAGCCCTCTGCTAAACCTGTTGCTGTGAAGTTGTCCATGATGATTCGCTTTCGTTTCGGTTATGGGGCCGAAGCCCCGTGGGTTTATTTGGATGGAATCACTTTGACGTCGGCGCGACCAGCCTTGCGGTAGGTGTCCAACACGTCGTCGGTGATTTTGTATTCTGCGCACAGCTTGGCGTAATCCACAGTGCCTTTGACTGCGACCAACTGCACGGTGACTTGGTGCTGTTCGCCTTGGAAGGGAATGTATTTGCCTTCCACGTCTTTGGCAGACTCGCCGTACTTGTTGGCGATGGCGTCTTTCATGGCCTTGATTTGCTTTTCCAAGGCTTTTGCCTGCTGGTCAAGAACGTAGAGGGCGTCGATGTCGCAGGTCAGTGAATCGACGATGGCTTGGATTTCGGTGGTGGTGACTGCATTCATGGTGTACTCGCTTTCGTTTGTTACCTGCCTTGCAACAATTGCTTGGTCAGTGCTTGTAGTTTAAGCCCAAATTAAACGACGTCAACAACTTTTTTAAAATATTTTGTAGGGACTTACCCTAAGTGTTGTTTTGTAGCAATCCCGCAACATCAGCCAGCAGGTCATCCTCATCGAACCCCCAATGCTTAGGGAACCCCTTTGTGCCAAGCCCGTGGAGGCCCGTCTTGCCCCTGTGATGCTCTGGGCATAGTGGGATGACGTCCATGTGGCTTGAGCGCCTTCCAGCCCCTGTTCCTGACCTTTTGTGATGGAGTTCTGCGGGCGTCCCCTCGTACCCCATACGTCGGCACACAGCACAGCCCAACTCAGCCACCGCGTTCATGTGCTTTTTCTCTTTGAGCGTGGTCATTCGCTGTCCTCTTCCATGTCCTTGAGCATTTGGTTCAACGCCATCATTTTTTTCATTGCGTCCATCTGTTGGTTGTGGGCAAAATCCATGACCTCGCCAAATGCTTTCTGGGCGGCGTACAACTCAATGATTTCGTCTTGAATTTCTTGCTTTGTTTTCATTGCTTTCCTTTGGTAAAGCCGCCACGGTTCTTCAAGTCATGGCAGGTCTGGCATCGCCACTGCGGTGCGCCCCTGCTGTTCTTGCCTTTAACCTCTGCTGGACGCAGGCGGCACACCTGACAGGTCTTCGGCTTGTCAGTCATTCATTTCCTTCTTGAGTCGCTCATTGCGTGAGCCTGCCTCGAACCCAGCCATGTAGGCCCGACGCTCAACGAAATACTGTGAAGGTTGGTGGCTGTGTTCCCACTCATCAAAGGACTCGACGTTAGTTCGCAACGATACAATCTGACGCTTGCGCCAGCCTTCAGCGTTTCTCTGCTCCTGCTCACGCTCTATGCGCTCGAACTCTTCGTCCTCTGGTGTTTTCATCGTCATCCTCCACATTGAATAAATCATTAAGGCGAACCCAAAAGCCGCCAGATAGTGCGTGTGGGTTATCCACCCATCGGTCAAAACCAGAACCCAGCTTAGACCGTGGAGGACTCCCCATTGGAAGATATTAAAACGCATATCGGTTCGAGCAAAGCACGTCGATGACCGTCTCTGTGCTGTAGCCATTCACCAAGCGCTTGCCGTATATCACGCGAGGTCTCAAGCCCGCCTCTTGGCAGTCTTTAATGGCGTCAATCTGCTCACCACGGCTCAGGGGTTGGATGTTCCTGTCCATGATGAGGTTCTGCACCGTGACGTGCGGCACGTCCTTGTTTGATGAACACCCAGCCAATGCGCCAATTGCACAAACCAAAATCAAAATGTTTTTCATACTGTTGCCCTTCCTTCTGCTCTGTTATTTGCCTGCTCAGTGCGCCATATCTCCACCCTCAACTCGGCGGCGGTGATGTCCCACTTCAGTTTTTCTTCTATCTCGACTGCGGCTTGCAGTCCCTTCAACAACTCCACCATCTCTGGGTGCGCGTATGCCTCACGCTCTTGCGCCCCGATGGCGGTCTCCATGCTTCGCTTCATCAAGATGCCCTTCAGCGACTTGCGATACTGCTCGATGTAGGTGCGCTCCGCCTTTGCTTTGGCAAAGAGCGCCGCGTGCTTCAAGATGTAGTCAACAGCCTTGTGCGGGTCTCTTTCTTCACTCATAAAACATTCTCCTTTTTGCGCGGTTGCGCTTGATTACCATTCCAACAAAAATCACAACGCATATCCAGAACATGAATCCAGACATAGCCATGAACGTCCAGAAAAAATCTCCGAATGAATCAAACATTTATTTCCTCCCTTTAGACTGGCACAGCCAGTAGTACCACGTTAGACAAATAACAACCACCCAAGACAAAACGCCAGACAATAAAAAAAACCAAGTCATCACGTTTAAAAATGCATCCATCAATCACCCCTTTTGTTCACGAAGTCTTCGCGTACCTCGACCATTGCCTGCGCCTGCTCGAAAGCCTCGTAGGCAATATCTATCTTTGACTTGCCCTTGACGGGCTTTTGCATGAGGCCCATCAGCGCAAACATTGCGTAGATGTCAATCAAGTCTGGTTCAGTTTTCATTTACGGCCCCTCTCTTTTTCTGCAAGGTAATGCATGACGTGGTCGTGCAGTACGTCAATCAATGGCGGCTCCCCAGTGAACAGGAAGTACACCACCACCAGCGAAATAATCCAGTTCATTCAATCCCCTCTATGGTCACCTTGACCATGCCACCAACTTCGTCTGCCCAGTACACCCGCAGGTCTTCAATTAAGGCATCGTCCTGCATGACGCCCGCGTAGGTCATGGAGTCAAGCAATGCTTTCAAAAGGTTGTCCAAATCACGGCGACGGCGGTCAGGGCGGAAGGCTTGAATCTCCACCTTCACCGCGTAGTCGATGTGCTTGGCGGCACGTTGAATCAGCACTTGGTCAGCGACAGCCTTGCGGTACTCGCGCCCCTTTGCACTGATGATGGTGCGACCGTTGAAGTTGCGCCAGTAGGTGTTGACCGTTGGAGGCCAAGGTAGTGTGAGTTCAATCATTGGCGTTGTGTAGGTATGCGGTTGAGGATGTCATTGGCAAGAGGCGAGTTGAAGTTTTCGTCGTCCTCTTTGCCAGCCAGCTTTGCCTCATAAGCGAAAGCCATCTTGGCGCAGGCTTGACGTTCCATAAAGATTGCCTGCTTGGTAGTCTGTATCGCTACAGCCATGATTTCCGCCTTCGCCTCACTCAACGCTTGGTTGAATTGGTCTTGCGTAAAAAATGTCTGCGCTTGCGACAGTATGTTTTTTTCAAAGTTCATTTCCATTCTCCTGTGTTACCTCGGTTACCTTTTGCCCATTGCTCTCTAACATCAGCCTCAAGGCGTGACTTGGGGTGAAGTTCGTTCCATCCCTTGTGACGCTTCCCAAAGTCATCAACGTAACCATTGAACCAACGGTATGCGCTATCGCGATTTTTGATGCGCATCTTGATGACTTCCCGAACGAGACAACGGTGACGATGTTCGTCCGCTCCTTGACCTTCTTGCGCCTCATTCAAAATCGTCCTCCATCGTCAAACGACATCGGGATGGAGTCGTGATGCTCGACAAACTGCTGGCTGTCTTTGAGATACCAAAGCGAATACCAGTCCTCCGCCTCACCGTTGCGTTGCTTCTCGCACATGAGGTAGGCGTCAGGAATCATTGGGTCAACAGAGCCGTTCTGTGCATCGTGTTCTTTTTTCTTGTTGCGCCACACCATGAGGACGTTGTCCACTTGGTCGCTGATAGAACCTGAACCCTTGATGTCGTTTTTGTTTGGCTTGATTTCCTCGCTCTGCAATTTGCGGATGTGGTGAATCAGGTGAATGTGGACGTTGTGGTCACGGGCCAGCGACGTCAACTCATCAACAAAAGACTTCTGCGCGTTGTAGTCGTCCTCGCCAGACACGCACTTCATCAGCGAGTCAATGAAGATGTGTTGCACACCCAACTCGACTGCACTGTAGCGTGACACCGCAATGACCTGCTGTGCAGTCACCGTGCCTTGCTGGTCGTACAGCCACAGGTTTGCGTGGGCAAAAGTTCTCATGCGTGTGATGAGGTTTGTCAAGTAACGGGCCTTGTCCGTGTATCGCGGAAAGTCAATGTTTTCACCAGCAAACTGGCGAAGCATACGAAACAGCGTGCGCTTGGGCTTCATCTCAAACGAAGCAATCATCACGCGCTGTTTTTGTTTTATGAGGCCCATTGCAATCTGGCCTGTCACCATAGACTTGCCGCCACCGTTGCCACCCGCGTACAGGGTCACCTCACCTGCGCGGAACTGGAACCCTGCATGGGTCTTCGTCCAAGGCATGGTTTGTGAC